AGACACTAGTTTGGTTCCGGAAATAAGCCGGCTATCCTCACACCAAGCCTCTTCAAAGCATGACCAAATTTCTTTCTTTGTTAGCTCGACAGAAAGAACATCGTCTCCCATCTTCCGCTTAACAAATGTCACCATAGAGTCTGCTTCAGTCTGAAAAGATGAGTCAGAATCAAAAAAGGCAAAAGGAGTGGGATTTAAAGTGTCTGTGAAGTTGGGCATAAGCCTCCTCCAGAACTATAAATATCTTAAAATTATTTTTGTTTGAATCTCTCGATAGAGCGAGCAAAGTCTTCGCTCTCTACAAATTTGTGAGAATTCGAATTTTTGTCCCAGGTCACAACAGTCATATTTTTGTTTGGCACAAGTATGAAAGGAACTGGTTCTGAAAGTTTGTCTCTTTTCTGTATGACAAAAACGCAACTATTAATAAAGTCGCCATAGTCATTTTGCAAAAAATTGAAGAGCTGAGGCCATCCTTTTTTAATAATTTCCGGATTAGACTTTCTCATGCCGTAGTGATAGACGCCCACTACTTCTTTTACAAATTCTTTAACCACATCTTCTTCGTCTTCGCTCAGTGGATCATCGCTTAGACACATCAATTTTGACCTTGATGATGGTGGCTTGTTTCCGTAAATGGGCATCAATCAATTACTTTCTCTTTACGGTGTTCATTAGTTTTTTTGCAAACTCTTGCAAATCATCATCTACATTTTCTGAATTTTTTGAGAACTTTTCTCTCAAAGTTGAACTATGAGGCTTTTGATTTGATTCTTGAACTCTCTGCTCAACCTTCTTGACTGGAGTGGTGTTTGGTGAAGCAATTACGGCAGGCTTTGCTTCAGAAACTTGAGGTGTTCTCTTTGGTTGAGTAACAACTATGGGAGCAGCCGAAACTCTAATCTCAGGCTTGATGGGCGTAGAAACAACTTGAACAGACTCTGCAAACACCTGCATTGTCTTCTTAAAATGCATATTGAACTGAACAGGGACAAAGTATCTGTTGTCAATTAGAACTTCAACGCGAGCAGGATAAGTTCCTTCTGATAATTTCCCCTTCATTTGAGGAACAATAAACTGAACAACTCCGTCTTCAGATGTTCCTCGCCCGGAAAACATATAGGCAACTTGTTCATTTTCACACACAAGCCTAACTTTAACGGGAGATTCCGCTCCTTCAACTTTCAACTTAAAGGCTAGCTCATTTGATTCTTCTACGTCAAGCGTAATTGTTTCTGTTAGCTGTTCCATCGTTGTAATTATTACTTCACTCTGCGAATTGTGATCTTAATATCTTCCCACGCTTTTCTTGCTCTCATTGAAATTTGTTCAGACAACTTGACAGAAATTTTCTTTTTACTGTCAAGTTGTGCTCTTGTGAGCCCTTGAATGAGAACTTTTGGTTTTTCGTCATTTACTCGAACAAGTTTGGCCCAAACAATAATCTCGTCTATTCCGTCTTTGACGTACTTGACGCCATCGCCGGCTTTTCTCTTGACGTACTCAATTACTTGTCTGAATCCTCCACCTCCCCACACAACAAGACTCGCCCGGCCGGATCCTCGAGCACCTCCCATGCCTCGAGTAATAATCCTATTGATAACTCTTGGAGTCTGACTCTTTTCTCGAATTACTGTCATTAGATGACTCTAAATCTGTCAAATACAGCGTCCATTGTCGGATTTCCTGCATCGTCAAATAAGTTGAATCTCATGATTTCTGTAGAATTGTCATCCTTGTAAAAAATCATTTGATTGCTGACAATTCTCCATCTTCCAGCAGTCATCTGGAAAACATCGTCAACTCTATCTAACACTGCATCGAGCTTGCTATTGACCGATCCCGTCAAATATGCCGATATATTGTTAATTTGTGAAACCGCACTTGTCAACTCAGCGGGAGCTGACCCCGAGACTAAAGTCTCTACTGCTGAAACTTGATCGCTAACTTCAACTAACTTATCGTAGATTAAGTCGGGAAGATTTTCCTCTGTATTGTGCTGCTCTACCGCATAATAAGTTGAAGAAAATGCAGAACCAGTATCCCAAAGTATTTGTCCCCTAAATTCTGTTGGGAACTGTATGTAAGCGGCATATATTCCTGGAGCAGTCTGATATACACCGTCAGTTGTTCTTGCAATTGACACAACGCCGCTGTAATCTATGAGCTGATAACCAACTCCTGAAGATCCAGTTGCATTTAATTTGGTCTTTCCAAAATTGCAGACTCTAAGTTGACTAAAAGTTGACGACATTGTACCTCAATCAATAAGGATAAGTTGCAGTCAGATTGCTACCCTCAGTTGGAGCGGCTTTGAGAATGACTATGTTGCTAGAGACGAGAAAATCATAATTGTCTCCTTGCACCTGAAGAACACCGTTCACATAAAACATCAGAGAAGACAACGGATAAGGAGTATGCTGAATAGTAAAAACAGTATTTGCTCCATCTACATCGCCGTCCGGCGTCTCCATCCACGAAGTATTTTCTCCCAAGCCTGCAGTTGCTTGATATGCATAAGTTGCAGTTAGATTACTACCTTCATTAGGAGCAGTCCAAAGTGTAACTACATTGTCTTGCAAGACGTAGTCAAGAGAAGATCCCTTCTTTTGAAGAACTCCGTTGACAAAAAACATTAAAGAGTTTTCAGGGTTGGGAGAATTTTGAAGCTCAAATATCATGTTTATACCATCTATATCTCCAGTTGGAGTCTCCATCCAAGACATGGCTGGAAGTTTAGATGAAGCAGAAGATGTAGAAGAAATAGTAATCTGCCCGCTGGACGACGAGACAATAGAAATGTTGTCTCCGGCGACAAGATATGAAGAACCATCAGACAGTCTCGTCAGTGACCCTGAAATATTCGACACTGTCAAAGTTGACGTGTCTTTGTTGTACGAAAAATTAGCAGCATCACCTCCAAATGATCCCGCATCATTAAACTGTATGGAAGAGTTAGATCCGCCAGGAGAAGCAGAACTACTTGAAGAAAATTCAACTAAATCAGAATCATCTATTCCGTCTCTGTACCAAAATTTTCTAGAAGTTCCACTGACAATAAGACGAACTTCCATCGACTGAAATCTAATTGCCGACGGAATACCTGCATTTGCGGCATCAACAGCCGACTGCACGGTGTCAATTGCTCCATTAAATGGACCAGACCACGAGTCGACGGGAACCGGATTTACCGGTTGTATCCCGAACGGAAGCTGCAGGCCTGTTACTACTGACATTTAGAATCTACCTATGCTCTTGTAACTCGATGTCGGTGGTTTGATGTATACGAAATAGCATTTGTCATAGTGTAAATTTTATAAGAAGTCAAAGTAGATCCACCGTCCTCTACGCTAAAAGAAGAGAGAACATAATTTGCAGTAATGTTTGCATTTAAAGCGTCTAAATCTAAAATTTCAGTCACTGAATTAGCAGAAGGAAGAGCAACAGTAAAATGTCTGTATGTTGATCCAGTCTCTAAGTTGAAAGGATTGGCAGCATCTGTAAAAATTTTAGAACCAAGAGCTCTAATTCCGGACGAATCAACAGGCGCACTTGAAGAAGGTCCATAAAAAATAACACTCAAAAAATTGACAGTAGAGCTTGACGAATTTGTTGTCTGATATTCATCGGTAACTCTTATTCTGTAATAAATTGAGCTTGCTGTCTTGAGCGAAGAGTCACTGTGAACAGTAGCAGGAATTGTCACAGAGGCGGGATTTCCAACAACTGGCACTGAAGATAATCCTGGAACATCAAACCACACAGAATTATTTGTTGAATACTGAACGGAGTAACTTGTAATTGCAACATTCTGCCTCTGCCGCGTTATTGTTCCCGACAGAGTTGAGTCAATATTTCCCTTTTCTCTTTTTAAATTAGTTTCACCTGCAACATTTCCATTGTTGACTCTTGCAATTGACAAACTCATCGTAGGTGAAGCATATCCTTGCGGAACAATGTTTGCAGTTGATACTTTAGAAGCACCTTGACTGTCTTGAACGGTATATCTGTAATACACAGTGTCTGAAAAAAAGGCACCAACTACAAATTCATGATTATAAGAAAGAGGATTGTCCGTCAAATTTGTAAGAGACGTCCATGTTCCCCCGCTCCCTATTTTGTATTCTAAATTTGCCGATGAAACAGATGCTCCGGCACTATTAATCGTATAATTGCAGTTGACATAAGTTACAACAGTACCCTGCGTATTAAATGCAGAAGTCAAAATATTACTAGCTAAAATAGAGACTGTTGGATCTATTGGTTCGGCAATAGCCAACAAAATAACTTCAGCGGGAGTTTTTCCCGTGGCGGGTATTGTTTGTCCAGTCCCATATCGTCCAAATGATTTTCCTCCAGGAAGAGAAACAGTCAAGTCATTTGGAAATGTAAAGTCTACAGACCCGGACGAAGAAATAATAAGAGCTTGACCTGGTCCATCATCCTGAATAGTAATTCCAGTTCCGGCCTCTATATATCTTCCAGAAGCTGGTACATTAGAACCAGAGACTACAACAAACGGTGTGTCATTAATGTGAGAATCAATCTCATCATGAGTGACTGTCCCTATGTTGTCTAACTCATTGTGATCATCTACAACTCTATAGGCTGTCATCTCTGCTGTCCTATCTACTCAATATAACACTTTGAGTTAAAATCGTCCTCATTAGAGATGACGATAATTTAAACAGCAATTAAATTGAAATATCAAGTCAATCTAAAATCAACTTCATCACATTCCATTAACAATTGCCTGAACTGCAACCCTTATTCTCTCCTGAATTTCTTTTGGAAGAGCAGACAACAACACATAATCTTCATACTTTCGAGACGTTGAAGGCATTCCTCCCGCAACCATCTCGTGCACTGGTGTGATAATTGTCCTAATTACAACTGGAGCAGGCCCAACTCTATTTGATTCTATCGGAAGATAAAGATCAGCTCTTTGATTTAAAGTCATAATTCAACCTTTCAAAAGGGTAACATTTTCATTGAGAGCACTATTGGCCTGAATAAGCCTTATGTTCAATTCTTCTAAAATTTCTACTAACCTCTGAACTTCAACTTTATTTCCCGTCCTAGTGTTTGTTTCAATATTTTGCTTTACAGTCTGAATCTCTTCTAATAGTCTCTCAGTTGTTGCTGACATAATTCCTCTTATTAATTTATTCAAGTTTAACAAGACAGTAAAATTAGTGGAGTTGCAGGGTACCGCCCCCTGGTCCAAAATTTCTTAAATTAATTACTCATTCACAGGCTTGTTGGAAGTTTATCGACACTCCACACGTCTAGTTAACTTGCATTTCTTTCTTGGGTCGCAAGATCAACCTGTCACCCCAGCCCAGGAACCACCTTCCTGGGCAATCCACCTCACACAACGAGGATAACCATTGTTTGGAACGTTCTGTTTCTAGGTCGTCCCCACCCATTCCTCAGGCCGCGAGGGCGAGAGGAGCTGTACCATTATCGTTGGCAACTAACGTTCACTTGGATTTTAACCGGGATCCTCGTGCACCCGGACCTGCGTAAAAAATCTTTAAAACTCTGTCGAAACTATTTCAACCCCTAAGATTAGATTTCAAATGTCAAATCTATTAATTTATTCTTTTTTGTTGCCTATTGCTTTTGGAGCCTGACTTTTTGCCTGGTTTAGCGCAGACAATATATTTTCTGGTTTGGTGCCGGCTGCAGTTGCAATATTGTCTAAAATCACTAACAGCGCCTGTGACAGTTTGTTTTTATCTTTACCAATCTCTTTGAAAATGGGAGTAAGCACCGACTTAAGGTTTCCCCCTAGTTTGTCGTCTAATTTTTGAACTTGAGACGAAAGCTTGGGAGATGACGAGCCTTTGGCGTCAGGTGAATTTCCGTCTTCAGAGAGAATATTTCTTTTTATTTCTTCTCTGATGAGATTGCGCAACTGCGATTCAGTGATTTTCATAATGCATAAATTATTATTTCAACACACTTCTACTGAGAAGAAACCTTCTTTTTGTAAACTTTTTTCTTCTGAGTTTTTATCTGTCCACTTGAGCCAGAAGACTTAATCTGATCAAGATCATTCTTAAGTGAATTAATCTTTGTGTTCTCAGACTCAGCCCACTTTTCATACTTTGAACTTTTCAGAGACTCTTCTACGCCTTCAAGAAGGTTGATCAAAATATTTTCTAACTTTACCTCAATTTCGCACAAATACTCGTCATTTTCAAAATTATTTTCAAAATTGGTCCTTGCTTTTAGCAGTCCATACAGAGCTAAAAACTGACCTGAATTCAAATTTATGTTCATGCCGTTATGATACAAGATTGAGTGTTTATGTACAAAATCAACAACTAATTTAATTCAAACTACGCACAATTAAGATAATAGTTAGTTGTTGAGATGAAAATTACAAAAAATCAGCTGAAAAAAATAATAAGAGAAGAACTCGTCAGAGCACACAACATCTATGGTGATCAGTTAGATGAAGGATTTTTAGACTGGGCGAAAAACTTATTTAAGAAAAATAAAGAACAAGATTCCGCTCAATCTTCTCAGTCAGCTGCAAAAGATCAAACCACAAAGAAAATGGGTTCATTGCAGCAAGTCACGGGAAGTCAGCTGGAAAATGTGATCAATAAAATTGAAAAATTCAACGGTCTAAAAGACGTCTACAAAGAAAAATCAGGCACTCTAGATCCGCGACAACTAGAAAATTTGAAATCAGTAGCAACTGGAATAATATCTTCGGCGTCGATGGCTGTCAGAGAATTCTTTGAGGCTTACAAAAACAGCTCAGCTTTGTCTTCAAAAGATGTTCAAGACGTCGTGCAGGCGATTGGTGTAAAAGGCTTACACGAAAATGAAACAAAAGAACAGTCAAGCGACAAAATTGTCATTGACACACTAAAATTAATAGGAACAAAACTAGAAGCTCTAAAAAACTTAATTAATAAATTTGACTACGAATCATTTAGAGCTGCCGTCTATGAGGGTGACAAAAGCCTCCTGGGAATGCTAACAACTCTTAAAAAAGAAGGCGAAAAAGAAAGAGCTGCAAAAAAGTCAAAAGAAAGACAGCCCATCAATTTCCCATCAAGACAGGCTGTCAAACGCTAGATCTTTTTCTTCTCAACACCAACGGATTGTCTTTAACTTTCCAAAAACGCTCTTCAAGAGGGGGATCTTCCCCCTCTTTAAACCACATGAGAATTCGACCATTCGACGAAGAGTACACTCCTATAATCGTGATCTGACCGTCATGAACCAAATCGTGACAAGTGTGACACACTATGCTTAAATTGTAGTTGTTATTTGTGCTTCTAGGATCGCACCTCGGAATGATATGATGAATATTGAGAGCAGACGGATTTGAATATCCACATATCTCACACTTGTCTTTCTTCAGCTGATCTTGTCCTGAAAATCTCCTCTTCACTCGAAGATCATACTAAAGTTCTTGAACAGTAAATTGTTCATCGACTCTTGCATTGTCAGATTGTTCTGAATTATTAGCCAATAATTCGCATTAGACAACCTCAAGCTCTATTCAGAGAATTATCTGCAGGTCACGCAGTAAGCAAGAAACTACTTGTCTTTCATTGACTTGCAAAATTCTTCTGTTCCAAGAGCATGGTGTTTTCCTTCAATCTGATAAAAAAGATTGTGACCTCCATTGATCGACCACTGAACCAACCAATTCAGTGTCTTGACGTCCAACTTTCCTCTCGCTTCAGCAACTTCATAGTGCGTCAGCTCTGGACGAAGAGGAACAACAATCTTAGAAATAATCACCCCACTAGCGTCTGGACGCATCCACTCGGGAAAAATATTGCTTTCAACCTTCCAAGCGCAATTATAAATCCTACAAGTTCCCGGCCTATTCTCGTAGTCTGAACACTTTCCTTCAGAGAGAAAAAAACAAGGTCTCCCTGGATGCATCTCGTGACCCCTGATGTTAGCGGACAACCACCCCTCACAACATCCCGTGCAAGGTCCGCAAGGTCGATCGGGAGTCGTCTTCACGATTGGGAGACTGTGCCTACATTCTGTCTTGATCTCGTCTTCTTCACTCACGTCGACATCATACACAGAAACGGGAGGTTGATCACTCTTTACCGCTCTGGTCTGGGACGCACTGTACTGCGGCGGGTGTGGCGCGTCGCCGGATGCCTTCTTGTCTTCTTCGAGGTCCATGACGCAAAGTATCACGCGAGGTGCGGAGAATAATCAGAGAATGTCGCCCCTGTTCCACACACGGTATTTCCAAGAGTTTCTCTGACAGAAGTCTAGGGCGGCCTTCCTCTTCGCCTCGTTCATCTCAGTGTCGGTCAGGGATGGCGGCTTCACCTCCACCAGCAGGGTCTGCCCGTCCAAGACCACCATGAAGTCCGGGATGTACCTCTTGGACTTTCCCTCGTGGAGATAGGTGATGAACATAGGCTCGTACTTCCATATGTCCACTCGAGGATCGCAGTCAAGCAACTCCATGAACTCCCGCTCCCATGAGGAGCGGTAGTTGCATGTGGCGCCCGTCTTGCTGGATGTGTATTGGCCTGTTGACCACTCGAATCCGCCGTCGAGGTAGCGCTGGGTGATTGTCTCAGAAATTTTCTCTCTATTGATGATGATCTCTCTTGTAGCGATTTTATTTTTTCTTGCTTCAGAGATATTCTTGCAATGCTGTCCTGATTTTCTTTTTCCTGTTAGTTTTTGACTAATTCTGTCACCAACAGTGGCGTCATTACTAAGCCGCAAGTTCACTCCTTCTTTTATTTTATTCTTGTGTTCTTCGGTTAGTTTCCTGCCGCGCTGTATTTCAGATATTTTTCTGCGTGTCTCTGCAGTTCTCTTTAGACCTATGACGCCATGACTTCCAACATGTTTGGTAAACTTACCACTAAAGAAATTGACCTTTTCTCCGCAACCGCATGAGCACACAGGCCACACACCACCGTATTCATGTTCTACAAGATAATCACAGAACTTGATTTTGTGGACTTGACTGACGTGATATGAAAGCCCCTTGTTGTTCTCGAATTCCTTGTTGCATACTTTGCATTGTACCATAAGAACAACTATATACCATTTACTGAAAGATGATAAATAAAAAGAAGGGACCCTTGTGAGGCCCCTTCTTATTCAAACTAAGTGGTTGTTTTTATTACATCATATGATGTTCATGTCCAAAACAGTGACGGTCCCGTAAAAATCACTGCGAACCGTACGCTTGCCGTACCTTGTCATCACGCCCTTACGTGGTGTGAAGTCTTCAGGTGCGAAGATCGTTGGTGTCACGATGAGCGGAACGTAGGGTGCGTACACGTAGCCGGTCTCGAGGTAGCTGCCGCCCTTGTAGCCGACGAGGATCTTGTTACGAACGAAGTAGGGATCCTTGTAGACTGTGAAGCGGTTCGAGACTGTGCCGATCGCCTCAGCGCCGATTGTGAAGGGCGATGCAACCTGACCCTCACCGTCGATCGAGAACTTGGGCTTGTAGAGGACCGAGCTCTCGAGGATCGTGGCAACGTCTGGTCCTGTGACGAGGAAGTTGGCCGAGCCGCGGAGGGTCTTTCGGTGGATGGTGTTAGCAACATCAATGATTGTTTCAACAAGGGTCTCGTACCACTCACGGACCGTACCTGTGAAGGCGGGGCCGATCGAGAGGCTCGAGGCGAGCGAAACGGGTGTACCGTTTGTCTTGTTGACGAACTTGCCGGGAGCGCGCGACCAGTAGTAGTTGGCGCCATTGGCCTGTGTGACGAGGTCGTTGAGGATCTCGCGGTCGATCTCGAGGGCAATCTGCTCCGAGAGGATCGAGGTGAGCTCCACCTCAGCGTCCATGCTGTGGTAGGCGTTGAGGTCCTGTGCGAGCTCGGGGCTCCACTTGGCGCGGAGCTTGCGTGTCTCGGCTGTGATAGCAATCGACTCGATCTTGATGTCGATCTCGGGGATGACGGGCGAGGGAGTAGCGCCGAAGTCCGACTCAAACGAGGGGACTG